CAATTGGGCGTATGAGTATTTCGTCGAGAATCCCAGAGACGATACGGAGTTTATTATTGGCGATATGCGCCTCAATCGCTTCGTGGCGGATAGCTATGCAAAGACGCTAGCTGAATCCTATGACCCCCTCATGCAGGAGCAATACATCGAGGGGAAGTTCGTTAACCTTACCGGAAAGCGCTGCGCGTATGCGTTTGATCGAAAGCGACACACGGCAGATAACATAGAAAAGCTCCCGGGCTATCCCGTCTGGGTGAGCATGGATTTTAACGTCACCCCAATGGCCGCGACCCTTTGGAACCGGGTCCCATTTGGCATGGTGCGAGGGGCTGAGCATTTCTTCTCCCACGAGCTGCGTGCGTTTGATGAGATCTGCATCGACTCGTCTAATACGGATGAGCTGTGCGAGGTGCTAAAATCCAAGCTCTCTAAAGACGACGTGGTGACTCTCTACCCCGATCCTGCGGGGGCGGCGAGGAGCACGAAGTCGCGAGGCCTATCGGATATCGACATACTGCGTAATCATGGCTTTACTAATATCAAGTACAAGACCATTACCTCGGTCCGAAACTGCTTAAACGCGCTAAATGCTAAGTTGCACCAAGATCGGATAGTATTGAACTCTAAGCACTGTAAGAATGCCGTGGCCGATTTAGAGCAATGCCAGTTCAAAGAGGGAAGCTTTGAGATTAATAAAGCCAATCCCAGGCGCAGCCATTGGATCGACGGTTTGAAGAATATGATTGAGCTAGAATTTCCTATCAACCGGGCAGCCGGCTTCAGAGAGCAGAGGATTCGTTAAATGCAGATCACCAGCGAAGAGATGATTTTAGATCCCGTGATTCGGAAGCTCATTATCGATGAGGTTATCAACGGCGCTGAAAACATCGCGAGAAAGAATTGCGAGCTCAGAAAGCATGAGATCTACCGCGACCAAAATAAGAAATGGGTCATGCATGCGTTGCTCAAAGAGGGGTATCGGCCTCAGACGCTAGCCCGGATGGAGAATCGCGCGGCTAATATTTCTATCTGTAAGAAGATCGTAAACAAGCTGGCCCAAGCTTATGGGGGCGGACTTCAGCGCATCGCGGAGGACCCCCAATCTCAGGAGTCGATAGACCTTCTCGCGAATAAGCTCGAGACGAATACCGCGTTAAAGAAGTCGGACCGATATCGCCAGCTTTTTAAGAACGCTGCCATTCAAGTCATCCCGGTGGAATCCCGGGAGGAATCCTCCCCTGAAGCGCCGAAGTATAAGATTGCTTATAAGGTGCTAGCGCCCTGGGAGTATGACGTCATCGAGGATAGCCTCGATAAGACTAAGCCGATGGTATTCATCCTGACCGATTTCCCGGAGAGGCATCAGTTCCATTACAACTCGCTTCAGGGATCTGAGGGGTACCGCACCGCCGGGGATCTAAAGTTCAATGAGGGAGACGCTCGAGAGCAGCTCATTGCCGACAGCCCTTCGGACGCATCCACGAGTGAGCAACGGCGTCTTATTTGGTGGACGTCCAAGCACCACTTCACGACGGATTCTGGCGGCGAGATTATCTCTGGCCCGGACACGGATAACCCGATTGGCGTTCTTCCGTTTGTGAATCTGGCCATGGATCAAGACGGCGCGTTCTGGGCTAAGGGTGGCGAAGACGTCGTCGATGGCTCTATCCTTTTGAATAAGCAGCTTACCGATATCAATTACATCACGTTTAATCAGGGGTGGGGACAGCTCGTCATCGCCGCGAAAGACGTGCCCAAGCAAATCGTCGGGGGCCCGGATAACGCGTTCATCTTCGATGTTAAAGACGGGGATCCGACCCCGCAGGTATTTTTCGCCTCCAGCAATCCTCCCATTGCGCAATGGCTAGAAACCTTAAGGACCACGCTATCGTTGCTGCTTTCGACTAATAACCTCTCCCCAAGAGCGGTATCGGCCTCCCTCGATGTCAGCAACGCCGCAAGCGGCATTGCGCTGATGATCGATCAATCCGAGATGACGCAAGACGTTCAAGACGTTCAGCAGCTTTATCAGGATTGGGAGAATTACCTATGGCGCGTCACGCAGAAATGGCATGCGCTTTATCACGGGCATCAATCACTAGTGCCAGAGCTTCAAGAAATTCCCCCGATCGATAATCCCAGGGTGGTATTAAAATTCCATCAGCTTAGACCCGTCGTCTCTGAGGCAGAGCGGTTAGACGCTTTGAAAAAGAGGCAGGAGCTCGGCATCTCAAGCACGGTGGATTTGATCATGATTGATAATCCAGACCTCTCTCGAGACGAGGCCGTAGCTAGGGCTGCTGAGATTTTGGAGGAGAATAAAAAGGGACAGGAGATGTTTCTCCCCGTTGCCGAGCAGATAGCCAAGGAAGCCCTACCCGAAGACGAGGCCGAGGTTGTCTAGAACGGTTAAATTCGAGTTCTTCCCATTCGAGGAAGCTTCTGATTTTCCGAAGGCAGAGAGGTCCAGCGCGCTAAAGGAAATCGGAGAGTTCCTTCACTATTCAGTGCTCACTTACGTGGATAAACAGAATAGCCCGGTCTCTGGGCACGGCGCTTTTAAAAAGCTCTCTCCCGATTATAAGAAGGCGAAGGTCGCCAAAGGCGGCGAGCCCGTGCCTAACTTGGAGCTGACGACAAAGATGCTAACCGCCTTAAAGGTAAAGACGACCCGCGATTCCGTCGTGCTTAGCATCTCAGGCAAGCAGGGGGATAAGGCAGACGGGCATAATAATCATAGCGGGGAGAGCAGCCTCCCCATGCGGCGATTCATCCCGGACGATAAAGACGGGGAGACCTTTAAACGAGATATTCTCTCCGGCGTTAAACGCATTCTGAAATCATTCGAATAGATGCCACTCAAGATAAAGTCGAGAATAGACCTGAAGGCCATCGACGACGTGCGCCGTAAGCTGGACGATCTCACAAAGCCAATGAATCAAAGCGAGTCGAGGGCGCTGGGCGAAGCGGTCGTCGTCGAGATGAAAAGCATTATCTCGCGGGGATACAGTCCGATTCTAAATAGGGGGAAATTCCCGGCGTACAAGAATCCGAAAACCGGATACCCCTCCACCGTGAGACACGCCTATCCGGACAAGAAAAACACGCCGGTGAACCTTAAGCTCAGCGGGGATTTCCTAGACGCTCTGAAATCTAAGCCCGAGAAGGTAGGGCAGCTTTGGCGCTCCACGGTCGGATACTTCATCACTAAGGAAGCCCTGAAAGAAGAAGGGCATCGCAAAGGACAGAACTCACAGCCAAAAAGGCCGACGCTTCCCAAGGGAGACGAGCGCTTCGCGCATCGCATACAAGCCGTCATCCTGAAGTTCGCGCAAGAGAGCGTTCGCAGAATTATTAAAGCTAAATCTTGAAGCGGTTTGTTAAAATAAAAAATGGGGGATAGGATAGTAATGGAAGAGAATAAGTCGGATAGCGGTGCTTCCGTTGATTCAGGCGGTGACCTCGAATCAAAAACCACGGATAAGAAAGAACCAGAAAAGACGCGCAAGACGGTTCCCGTAGAGAATCATCAGCGGGCTCTTGACGATATGCACAAGTTTAAATCTCGTGCATCGGATCTCGAGTCAAAGCTGAATGCTATCGAAGAGGAGCGTCTTCGCGAGAAGCAGGATTTCAAAGCGCTCGCTGATAAATACAAAGCTGAAGCTGAAGCTAATGGTGGGAAGCTGAGAGAAGTAAATGCACTTATCGAACGCTCGCAAAAATTCAGCACACTCGAAAGAGTGGCTGTTGAAGCGGGCATTCGTCCCGAGGCAATCGACGATCTGGAATCTCTCGATCTCAAAGACCTACAACTAGAGACGACTAGCAATGGTCGTTTCATGGTGAATGGGGCCAAAGAGTTCGTGGACGATCTCAAATCGAGAAAGCCTCACTGGTTCAGAAAAGACAAACTCCCGACCGTAAATCCTGGTGGAGGCGGTGCCAAGGCACCGGGAGACGGAAAGGTAACCCCTCGAGACGTGCTCGATGCGGAGAAAAAAGTTAGGGCCGGAAAGATGACTAAGGACGAATACCATTCTGTTTTTAGGCGCTACACGACCCAAGCAAAATAAAAAAACTGAAACCAGTATAAGGAGATAAGCAAATGGCTGATCTGATCATGACAGGGGATACGGAACTAAACGCGCTCCGTCCCGAATTGTGGGCGAGTGCGTTTTACCCGACCCTGATGGAAGCGCTCCCCTTTAACGACGTCATCGCCAAGGACTACGAGGGCGAGATTTCTGAATTGGGCAATACGGTCAACATCACGACCTTCCCCCAGTTCGATGAAGCTGAGGCGATTGCCGAAGACGAGAAGGTTGACGCCGATAGCGTGACTGCGACCAAGACGCAGCTCGTGGTGAATAAGCAGGTAGTGAAGGATTTCATCGTCACTAACCGTGCGATGGTGCAGACGCTGGAGCACGCCAACGCGCTCCGCGATCTCGCTTTCTATAGCATCATGAAAAAGATGCAAAGCATCATCATCGCAGCCATTGTGCCCTCTGCCTCCGCTCCGGATCATTCCATCGCGTATGACTCGGGCACGACCTTGGCGCTCGCCGATATCCTGGAGGCTAAGGAATTGCTTGATAACGCCGACGTCCCCGACGACGGTACTCGAGTCATGGTGCTGGGAGCCGCCCAGTGGAACGACGTGTTCAATATCACGGGATTTACCAGCCGTGACTTCGTTCCTGCCGGAAGCCCCCTGTCCTCGGGAAGCCTCCCGGCTCCGATCCTTGGCTTCAATGCTAAGCTCACCACTGAGGCCGGTAACGTTGCCTATCTGTTCCACCCGATGTTCATGCAGATGGCAGTGCAGCGGTCTTTGGACGTAAAGGTCTATGACCAGGGCGTCGACGGTCGTCGTTCGATGCGGGTGAATAGCACCTTGCTATTCGGAGTCGTTCAGGTGTCCAACCTTCGCGTTGTCACCATTTCCTAAAGGAGAACTTTCTAATGGGTACCGTTTTTAAGAAAGAATCGCATTATCAAGAGTACGTCTATGACTTCGCCGTCGATGGTGGAGCCGTAAGCACGATCGCGTTGTCGGCAAAGCCCGGCAAAGAGCCCCTTCCGCTCTATGCGGTCGTGACCTCGGTCGCGCTTAAGGTCGTCACCGCTTTTACGAGCGGTGGATCTGCCACTCTGGCGTGGGGCAACACGTCGGACGTGGACGGCTATTCGGGAACTCCCATTGCGGTGGCGAGCTTGACGGATAACGCCGTCTTCAATGGTTGGGGCAATGTCGCTGCATTGCTCTGGAACGACACTCAGGATTCCCCCGTGTATTATCACGTGGGAGCGGCAAACGATGCCGTCGTCTCCGTCACCATCGCGACTGCCGCGATGACTGCCGGTAAAGCGGTCCTTTGGGTTGAATACGTGAGGCCGTCTCTCGACTAATGTCGAGGTTACCTACACGGTTACGATATGCCTCGGGCTCCTCCTCCGTGGAGCTCGAGGCTATTGTAAATTCCCTCCCTTTTAAGATTGAGATCAAAGCCATTCTTAAAGACGGCAAGGAGTGGATTTGCTGGTTCGTCCTTCCCGATAACGTATCGCATGAGACGCTGACCAAAGTGCTAAAAGCTCTACAAACGAGACGGACCAAAGGGGACAAATGAGCGCGATACTAAGACGCATCACGAGATCCATTCTTAACGCGACGGAAGTCACCTATAAGACCGACTCCACTTCAGCCGACGCCCTTAGCTTTGTGCTCACAATCTCAGACGCTCTATATCTCGGGGCCGATAAGCCGTTTGCCTCTCGCTATTTCAACTTCGCTACCGTCAATACGAACTCCGTCTCGATAACCATTAAGTATTGGGACGGCTCGGCTTACGTGGCCGTCGAAGATCCTATCGACCAAACGCTGGGCTTTACGAGGAGCGGATTTGTCTCGTGGCAGAATCCAGGCGGATGGACCGCAAAGGTGCAATCCGGCGTTCCGGTGCAGGAACTCTATTGGATTAAGATAGAGGTCTCGGGCTCCCTATCTGCCGGCACATCTCTGCAAAGCATTACCAATCTCTTCTGCGATGACGTCTTGCTCCGCTCCTACTATCCCGAGGTGGTCGCTAATTCCAGGTACCTACCTCCGGGCCGGTCTAACTTCATGGACCAGCTCGTCGCCGGCAAAGACCTGGTCGCGCTTCGCCTAAAACAAGACGGCATTATAGAAGACGAGTCAGAGATTCTAGATATCAACGAGGTCGCCGTCGCCGCGACCCACGCCACCGCCTGGATTATCCTAAGCCCCATCGCAGTCGATGAGGGCGATAAGGAACGGGCGAAAGACGCCTTTGATTCCTTCAATCGAGAGCTAAACAAAGTGAAGCTGGATTTAGATTTCGATAACTCTGGGCATATCGAGGATACGGAGAAAAACCAGGGGCATATTTTTATCATGCGCGGATAGTCACTCATGGCAACGATCGTTCAAAATATCCTGAATAACGTGAAATCCACCGCCGCAACGGTCTTGGGAGCCACGTACAAAGAGCTTAGATACGTCTATGCCATCGAGAAGAACGATCTTAGATCCAGCGAGAAAGCGTATTCCTGCCGCCCTCTTTCGGCGTCGCCAGCCGAATCTATCGTCAGGCACTACACGCTAGATCATCAGTTTGAGCTCGTGCTGACCGATACCGTGGGACGAAGCGACGACGATTCGCAGCGCTTTGATATCCTGCATACGATGTATGATAAGGCGGACGAAATCTTTAAGGAGCTAGTCAACACGAAGCTCTCTCTTTCTAGCACCGTGCTCAATGTCGCAAGCCCCAGCATGTCAGAGCCAGAGTTCATCAACGATAACAAGCTAGTCATTTTAAGAATGCAGTTTACCGTGAAATACCGAAGCGAACTTTAATAGGAGAAAAGACCCATGGCCATCGGGCTCATTAAACAAAATACGATTATCGGAATAGAGGCGGAAGTCACCGAGGGGACGTATGTCGCCCCTCAGGCCACGACGAGCTATCTCGCCCCGCTTAGCGACGGGTTTGAGATCGCCCCCTCTAGGGAAGTTCTGGACCGGGGCCTTCTTAATGCGTCTCCGGGAAAGGAAACGCCACGGCTCGGAATTAAATCGTCCACCGCGCAATTGCCCGTTGAATTCAGGGCGAGCGGAACCGAGGGCGCCGACGTCGACCACGGTCTTTTGATTAAGGGAGCCCTAGGTGCCAAGCGCTCCGGGGTGACTAAGACCACGACCACGAGCAATACCTCAACCTCGCTAAAGTTCGGAGACGGAGACGCGGCTAACTTTAACGTGGGCGATATCGTCGTGGTGAAGCGCTCCGGCATGCACGAAGCGCGTCCTGTAACGGCCGTCGTTACGACACCGGGCGCGAACAGCATCACGCTCGCCTTTGCGCTGACTAACGGAGCCCCTCCTAACGGCACCGTAGTATCGGCTTTTACGACCTACTACACGGCGGCCACCGGACATCCCTCTCTTTCTCTTTCCTACTATTGGGGCAACGAGATTCGAGAGGCTGGCATCGGCATGAAAGTTAATGCGATGTCGCTTGAGGCCTATGAGACGGGAAAAGTCGCAAGCCTCAACTTCGGGCTCGAGGGCCTGGACTACTCGCATATCAATGGAGTCGCCCCGCATACTCCCGCCTACGACACCGGGCTTCCCCCGATTATCCTAAGCGCGTGCGTCTATCGCAACGGGGTCTCTCTCGATCTCAATGCGTTTGGGGTGAGCCTTTCTAACACGCTGGGATTTCTGACCTCCACGTGCTCGGCTAACGGGAGGATAAGCTCTCGTATCACTGACCGCGAGATAACGGGAACCATCAATCCGTATAAGGACGATACCGCCGTTACCTACTTCGATGACTGGACCGCAGGAACGGAATTCTCTTTATTCGCGGTTGCCTATAATCCCGGTGCGACGGGAGAGTTCACCATGGGATCTGTGTGTGGCATCTGGCTCCCTCAGTGCTTTTCGACTGAGTTCAAGGTCGGAGAGGTCGAGGGAATCCTGGCTGACGAGATTTCCTTCCGCGCGACCCGTGGCTCTGCCGGGACCTCCGAAGAGTGCTACATGGGGTTGATCTGAAATGGTCGTCTACCGATTAACGGATAGAATCCCGGTGCGACTATCGGGCGTCACCTTCTGGCTATCCCCGCTCTCGTGGGCAGATAAATCATATCTGCTTTCTCTGTACAAGCT